CGTAAGTTTGAATACTTTGAGCATCGGGTCATGGAAATTTGCAACCGGGAGAACGACAGGACGCTGCACAAGTGGATGGACAATCAGGACGTGTGCCGGTATCTGAACATTTCGCCCCGCACCTTGCAGACACTCCGTGATAACGGTACACTGCCTTTTTCCCAAATCAATCACAAGATATTCTATAAGCCGGAAGATGTACAGGGTATCGTCAAGAAAGTTGATGACAGAAGAAAAGAGGCTCTTTACAGAGGCCGTAATATATAGCAAAAACAATAACCACTAAATCCATAATAACATGAGTGAACTGAGAACAGACAGCAGAGAATGGGTACACCGTATCATGGGAAGTCTTGACCGTATGCTGGTCGGGATTGAGAATCTGGCGGTCGGGAACCGTCCCGTACTGGGCGGCGAACGCTACCTGACCGACAAGGAAGTGTCAGCACAGTTGAAACTGAGCAGACGCACGCTTCAGGATTATCGTAATGAAGGGAGAATATCCTACTACCAGTTGGGTGGTAAAATCCTTTACCGGGAGAGTGATATTGAGAAAATGCTTCAGGAGAATTATCGTGAAGCCTACAAAATAAACCGCATCTAGTCTGCGTGTATAACAATAGCCGACAGACAGGCTGGAATTATCCGCCTGCTGTCGGCTATTGCTTTTTAAGACAGGAATCTAACATTTCAGATAAGAATGATTTTTGCCAATAATACAGACCAAAGAACCTGTACTTCCTTTTATAGCTTTTGTTATCAGATATTTCCGCAGTCGGTCTGCCGGATAAGTATCCAATAGGAATGCCAGCGCAAAAATCATTTCTACATTATAAAAATTCTCGTAACAACCGTCTTTCTGTTTGATTCGTTTTTCCACTATTCTCGGATTTAATGTGCCTTTCTTATAAACAGTTCGGACTGCTGCCCTGAAAGTTGGTGCAATTACGTTAAAGAAAGAAATCAGTTCCGGCTCGTTCATCCAAATTTCAGAAGGATTGATCGTTTGTATAATAATATTTCCACTTTCATTGATTGTTATTGGTTCTCTTTTCATATACTGGTCTGTTTTTTATCAATTTGACTGCTGCTCTTTCTTTTCTCCATTAGTTTGTCCATATCTTCTGAGATTTTATCATCAGTAACCCTGGCATATACCTGAGTTGTCTTGATATTTGTATGCCCCATCATTTTACTGATACTTTCTATTGGAACACCGGCAGAAAGGAGCAATGTTCCGAACGTATGTCGTGCCTGATGATGGCTGAGTGTTCCTTTGACTCCTGCCAGTACCCCTATCTCATTTACGGCATACCAGAGCATATCCCGATTAGGAAGAGGAAATACCGGTTTCGTATCATCCGTGGTATTATAAAGTTCCAATATCTGCTCGGCAACCGGATGAAGTGGTATAAAGGATTCAACTCCGGTTTTCTTGCGGTTAATGCGGATATAACGCCTTCCTTCAGCAGTCTTGCCGATATGATGGGGATAAAGTTCCTTCATATCCACGTATGCTAATGAAGTGAAGGCAGAGAAGATAAAGACACGCCGTGTGAGTTCCTGCCATTTGTTGGGCATCGGACGTTCCATAATCAGTTGCAGCTGGCTCCGGCTGATATGGTTCAGCTTGGGGGCTTCCTTCTTTTCGTAAGAAACATCAGCTATCGGATTGAAGCGTAAAATTTCCCTGTCAACAGCTATATAGATCAGCCTGTTCAGCCACGTCATACAATGATTTATATGAGAAGCCTTGCAGCCTTTTGACTTGACAAACTGTTTGAAACCATAACCGAAATCTTCCGTAATGTCCTCAAATGCTATATCCGTCATTTTTAATGTGAGCAGATATTCGCGTAGGTAAGCCTGTGTGCTTTTTGACTGCCTGTAACTGGAGGTAGACCGGATTTCAACTGAACGGACTCTGAGCCGTTCACGTTCCTCTTCTCCGGCCTGAAGAAGGTATTCCGGCACTGTATTGGCCTGTGTAATCTCATTTTTAAGCAGTTCTGCACTGACAACACCTTTTGTTTTCAAGTACTTTTCATAAGTCTGTTCCAACTTGTTGCGGAGTTCAATCAAACGGTTGTTCGCTCTTTGCTCCCTGATTTCCCCCTTTTCGGTATTCCAGTCCTCGGGACGGCAATATATCCCTGTGGAAAATACACTGCTCTTGCCGTCTATGGAAATTCGGCACATGACGGATGTGGTACCGTCTGCCTTTACTTTATTGCGGTTTATGTATGGTAATATTGAAAATGTGCTGCGCATAATCGTATAATTTATTTTATTGGTGATACTTATTATCAGAGTACAAGTTTCAAGTCTTTGGTAGCCTCTATATATTTATCCATGTCTTCAAAAAGTTTCTTTGGAGTAACCCGCGCATAAATCTGGGTAGTAGAAATGTCTGAATGCCCCAGCATTCTGCTGACCGTTTCTATCGGTACACCGTTTTCGAGTGTGATCAGAGTCGAAAACGAGTGCCGTCCCATATGATAGGTAAGCGGACCGTCTATTCCGGCCATAACCTTCAGACTGGACAAGTTCCACATCAATGCCCCGTGTTCTATATGTGGAAATAGTGTCTTTCGTGATTTGCTGCGGTATTTTTCGATAAGCTCTATTGCTTCCGGAAGCAGTTTGACACGGCATAATTTTCCGTTCTTTCCTCGCTGATATTTCAGCCATAAAGCTCCGCTGTCATCCTTTACAAGGTTTGTTTCGGTTATGGACACTACATCAATATAAGAGGTTCCAGTGAACCAAGAAAGAAGCATCTAAGCAAGGGAGATAGGAATGAAGAGAATCAAACGCAACCCGTTGTAAACAAGCGGTTTTGCAGTTGTTTGCCATTACAGCCAAACAGCAGGGAAAGGCAGGATAATGCAAGGTTTCCGCTACCAAGTCATTACCTGTTCCGCTACCTGCCTGAAGCCTGAAAAACAGCGTTCCTAATGCTTGTAAACAAGCATTATACGTGCGACAGGGGCTTCAAATCCGCAGATTTAACAGCGTCCGTTCCGTTTGCGCCGTTCTGCCCCGTTTCCAATTCTGTCGGTCGGCAATGTATCACTAATATTGCAACCAAAAAAGTTATGGCAATGAAGACAGAAATGAAAGTGCTGCTCTACATCAAGCGCAGCGGACAGGACAAGGACGGACGGTCGCCCCTCATGGGCAGGATAGCCGTCAGGGGAAAGAACAACTCCATCGCGCAGTTCTCCTGCAAGTTCAAGGTGGACGTGAAGCTGTGGAACGCCACTTCCCAACGATGTACGGGCAAGAGCCGGATGGCGGTCATGGCAAACCGAGAGATTGAACGCACGTTGCTTCTACTCCGCCAACGGTTCAACGAACTGAAAGACATCAAGGAGGTTGTTTCGGCAGAGGAAGTGAAGAACGCCTACCAAGGTCAGGCTGAATCGCAGGACACCATCATGAAGCTGTTCGAGGAACACAACAGCGACTACGCCTTGCGCGTGGGCGTGAACCGCACCGTGAACACCTATTACCAGTACACGAACACTTACCGCCACCTTGCCGTGTTCCTGAAATACAAGTACCGTCTTTCGGATATGCCCGTCAAGCAGATTGACAGTACTTTCATCGAGGATTTCGACATGTACATGCGCACCGTCAAGCGGTTCAAGCCAAGGACCATAGTCGGGCATATCAACCGCCTGAAATGCGTGATGATGCTTGCCGTGTTCCGTGGCACCATCCCTTTCAGCCCGTTCAAGGGTTACAGTCCGCAAAAGCCGGAGTTCAAGCAGATGTACCTTACGGAAGAGGAACTGGCCAAGTTCGCCAACATGACCTACGACACGCCCAACCGCAACTTCACGAGGGATATGTTCCTGTTTTCATGTTGGACTGGCATCTGCTACTGCGACATGAGGGCGTTGACGGAGAAGAACCTCGTGAAAGCGGAGGACGGAAGCCTGTGGATTCATACAGAAAGGCTGAAAACGGGCACTCCCGAATGTGTCAGGCTGATGGAGATACCACTCGCCATATTGGAGAAATACAGGGACATGGATGCCAACGGGAAACTGTTGCCCATGCTCACAAAGGAGAGCATGAACCGCCACCTCAAAAAAATGTCGGTAATGTGCGGCATCAACCGCCCGATTTCATTCCATTGTGCCAGACATACCTTCGGCAGCATAATCTGTTTATCACAAGGAATACCCATCGAAACGGTAAGCAAAATCATGGGGCACAAGCATATAAAGACCACTCAACGGTACGCGAAAGTCACGCAGGACAAGATAGACCGTGACGTGGACAGGCTGGGCGAAGCCATCGAAGGCAAGTTCACCCTGTACGGGATTGATTCGGCTCCTTCCCCGATTCATAAGGACATCACCCGGCGCAGGGTCAACCCAAGTTGGAAACAGGCGGTGGTCATCAAACAAATGATGGAGGGATAGGCCATGCGCAGCACGTTCAAGCTATTATTTTACATCAACCGACAGAAGTTGAAAAAGAACGGAAAATGCCCTGTCATGGGACGTATTACCCTTGACGGCAAGGTCAACCAGTATTCCACGGGGCTGGAAGTCGAGCCTGCGTATTGGAACGCTGATACGAGCAGGGCTTCCACTGACGGACGCAAGGAAAACCTTGCAGGCGAGAAGAAAAAGGAATTGGTACGGTTGAATGATGCCTTGTCCGCATTGGAAGCCAAAGCCCGTGCCGCCTACAAGGAGAACGTGGACATTTACGGCTTCGTTTCGGCAGAAATCATCAAGAACGCCGTAACGGGCAAGTCGCAGGTAAAAGAGACCCTGCTCGCATTGATGGACGAACATAATGAGGAATGCGCCAAACGTGTGGGCATCGACAGGACAAGGCACACTTATATCCGGTACCTGACCACACGCAAGCACATCCACAATTTCATGAAGTACAAGTACGGCATGGAGGACATGCCGTTGCGCTCGCTGACCATGCGCTTCATGACCGACTTCACGTTTTACCTCTCCACGGTGTTGCGGCTGAAAGTGTCGGCATACAACGACTACCTCATCCTACTGCACAAGATGACGCGGCTCGCCTTGAAAAGGCATATCCTCAAACGCGACCCGT